ACTCTTGAAATGGTCAGAATCGATGACAAAGTTAAAGAAGTCATCACAAAGATCAAGCTGGAAGAAGCAGCTATTGCTCACAAACAAAATACCGTCGAAGGTATTGCTCCACAAGTTTCTGTAGCTACTTAATCAAAAGCTACATTGCTGAAATGCATAAATACCTTAGGATCTCTTGCACTCTACTAAAAAATAACATATAATTTTACCACTATACAAAAATAAAAACTTAAATGTAGACGCGTATAGTCGACATTCCCTAGGGACTACATTTAAAATATCTAGGAGGATATTAACATGGCTAATACAACTTTTAATGGTCCGGTTAGAGCAGAACAAGGTTTTAAACAAATCTCTAAAAATGCAACAACTGGTGCTATTACAGACAATACAACAATAGACTCTAGCGGTAATCTTTCTGTTGGTGGAACTTCCACTATGACAGGTAATTTCATTGCTAATTCTACATCAAACGCTTTAGGAACTAAAAAAATTGCAATGTTCGGAGCGTCACTTGCAGCTACAAATGGTGGTACTACTACATATGCAGACAATGATATATTAGTAGAAATAGGAGATTTGGATGCAACATTACCAACTACTTTTGCTAACAGTACAGCACCAACACATTTCTTAATTGAAAAAGTTTTGGTTAAAGTACAAGTAGCATCAGGTGGTACTCATGTTGGAAACATTCAAGCTTCTGCAACATCAGGAACTGCAACTAACTCAGCTGTTTCATCTGGAACAGAAATAGTTGGTGCAGGTGCAACAGCAATTGATACATTTATTTCAGCAGCACCAAGTGTTACTGAAATTGATATTAACTTAAATAACAGTGCAGGTGCAATTCACGTGTTCACACCGAACATAACTTTACCAATTGCAACTAAAAGTTTATATCTTTGTACTACTACAACTATTGGTAACGACTCTTTCCAAGCTGGAAGATACGCTATCTCAGTTGAGTATTCATTAGTATAGTATAATTTATGATGGGGCTTCGGCCCCATCTAGTAATCTTAATTAAGGAGGGATTATGGCAGACACAGTAACAGGACCAACTATCATGCAAGAAAACGATGTTAGAGTGGTTATCAAAATAGTAAATCAATCAGACGGAACAGGTGCAACAACAGTATTTGGCGATGTTTCAGCAATGGCATCTAATTCAGAAGGTGCTTCTTGTCTACACTTAGTATTACAAAGAGTATGGTATTCATCACAAGGTGGTGATGGTGGGGATTCTTTTGCACGTTTAGATGAAGAAGACGATGATGGAGATATTCCGATTATTGGATTAACAGGATCAGGCTATTGGGATTTTAGAGAATTTGGTGGATTAAAAACAGATAAATCAAATAACACTAATCAAAGTGATGTTAATCTTGTAGTACCAAGCACCGCTGATTCTGGTAACATGTATACAGTAATAGCAGAATTTAAAAAATTATATTAGGAGATAACTGATGGCCAATACAACTTCAGGCACAGTTACTTTTGACAAAACTTTTGCTGTTGACGAGATTATCGAAGAAGCATACGAGAGACTTGGAATACAAGTCAGCTCTGGTTATCAATTAAAAACTGCACGAAGATCATTAAATATTCTTTTTCAAGAATGGGGTAATAGAGGTATCCATTATTGGGAAGTTGGTGAAGCTAATATAGATTTAATTGAGGGACAAGCAGAATATAATTTTTTTAGAGCAACAGGTGATGGCACAAGTGCTGTTACAAATCCTGCTAATACTTATGGTGTAGCAGATGTTCTTGAAGCAACTTTAAGATCTAATAGAACTCAAACAACACAAACAGATTCTTCTTTAACAAAAATTTCTAGGGCAACTTATTCTGCATTATCAAGTAAGTTATCTAAAGGAACACCAGCACAATTTTTTGTTCAAAGATTCGTGGACAAAACTACAATAACAGTTTACCCAACAGCAGATTCT